CTACACCTCCATTTCGTGATTAATACCAAGACCGAAGAAAAGGTGCTGGAGTTCATGGATATAATGAATCTCAAATTTTAATGGCTCTCCACGCATATCTATAACCCAACCATCCTTCTTATTTTGATAATAAAGTTGAAAACAGGTATAGTTATCTTCATCATCTTCATCACCTCCCATAAATGCTTCTGATAAAGAAAATACACTTCCGTCTTTTCCTTCTTTATCCCAACCATTTTTCTCTAATATGGCAGGAGTGATATTCACTGGCTTTATCTCATCAACACCAACAAAGCAGTACACCAATCCTTCTTTAGGACAAGACAAGTCAAAGTGTCTTCCGTCTCTTGGCTCATTAACAACCATGATTTTGTTGTCATACTCAACAATATCACCAATAATAAACTTCTGTTCCATACGCTTTAATCTTTGCTATTAATGAAATCATCATACTCACCTATCGTGATTTCCTTGAAATCAGAGTTACGTTTCTCGGCTCGAATGCTATCATCGAAGAAGGCGAAGATGCGGTCTTTGTGACGGAGAAGCTGAGTGATGGAAAAGCTGCGGGAATCGGGTTCACATAAGCTCAATTTTCTCATCAAATCCCAGAAGTTGGTTGCTGGCTTGAAAGATTCTAGGGCGGCTGATATTGCCTTGCCCTGCTTGCCACGTTTATTTGGTGCTACGGCGATATAATAGCCGTCCTCCAGAGTTTTGCTATCTTCTTTTCTCCATACCTTCTTATCCAGCATTTCGTATCGCTCGGATGGTACCAAGATAGCGGTTATCTTGTACTCTCGCAGCAAACTGCGGTTAGGCTGATAGCCTTGCCACTTATCAAACTCGAAGCCTACGGCTTCTTTCACTCTTTCCATATAGGCTTGACGCTCTTTTTCTTCAGCATCGAGAATACCCTTAATGTACTCGTAAGCTTTTGTCCCTTGTTTTGCTTCGTATAACATACACTTTACTTTTTACGATGATTAAACTTCTTAATAGCATCTTTCTTAGAAGCTGCCATAATCTTAACACCCTTGATGGTGAACTCATGCTGTGCCTTTGGCTGACACTTCTGGCTATCAGATGGAACGCTTCCTTTCGGAACATTAAATCTAACACGTGGAAGATAAAAAGGAAAATCACTCATCTGATAATCTATTTCTGTTTTTATTCCAATCATTGATAATAATCCATTCATACGCTTTACTCCTTAACTTCTTTAAAGATTACATTCTTTTTGTCTGAACGATATTCAGGAAGACACTTCAATCCAAGTGGAGATGCGCCACAACAGCCAGCCACTCCTTTAAAGAAGCATCCTTCACAAGTGACATGTTCAACAGCTTCAAGAATAATAGTTACTCTTTCTCCAACTTTAAGCTCTTTCATTTCTCACCTCCTTCCTTTGGGAACAAATCACCAATATAGAGCCAACGATTGATATTCTTATTCTCAACAAAAGATGTCCAATTTTCACCTATTGGAATCATTTTTGTATTGAATCCATTAAGGTCGTACCCTCCATCTATTTCATATAGAATATGGCTATATATTCTATCTTTATCCGGCACTTCGCTAGCAGGATGCCATAAATCCTTCAAAGACTCGTTGACTGCCCACTTAGCACCGTATATAAATGCTGCTCTAATGAGTTTGTCACTCGTAAGCTCACCATCGTTATAATCAAATGCAGCTTCTTCTATTTTCTTATCGTCTATCATAACTTACTTCTCCTTTAAACGTTCTATTAATTTATCTGCGATTTTGATGGCAGAATTAACAACACTGTCATACGTAGAGTTAGGACGTTGTACAAGACCTGCTGCAACATCTTTTGCTATCTCATATCTTCTCTGCTCCCAAATGGTTTCTTCGTTATCATTATTCTGGGTAAAGCTTGAACAAAGTATTACATCCTCCTCATTTTGTTTGGGTCTTTTGCTACAAAAAAAAATATCTGGAGCAGTAACTACATAATCCTTTCATCCCTCACCTCCTTTCCACTCATTAGTAGTGCCAATCTCTCCGCTATCTTAATTTCTTTTTCCATATCACTTTACTCTTTTAAATTGAACATTCTTTCCGTCTTTTCTAGTGCTTGCGCTACAATTAAAATCACCGCAAACATTCTCATAGATATTGCTACTTATCTCATCGAAAAAGCAGCCATTGCATTCTTCTTTCTCACTTTCAACCACCTTTAAGATGATTTCTGCGCCTACAGGTAAATCTTCCATAGTTACAACTCCTCGTTATATTTCTTTTTCATTTTTCTTATGTTTTAAGTTAGCTATTCTAGTTTCTCTAAGATATTCCTCAGATTTCTTCAATCCGAGTTTCTTAGCTTGCTTTGTAACCTCGTAAACACTTCTGCCGAGGATTCTGGCAATCTGTTTATTCGAGGTGTTCGAATAAGCGACAGCCAAGGCTCTCGTCTGAGTTTCGTTCCAAGGAGTACCGGTATTATCCTGCTCATTCTCCAGGAATTCGCCGTCAGCATTAAGGTTGAATCCGTTTAGGATACAGGCATTTGCTAGGGCGTTCTCGGCTCGTTTCCAGTCGAGTACCTTCTGGCCGATAATCTCGAAGCCGAGGTTGAACTTGTCCGGGCATTCAGAGAACACCTCATCATCGACCTTGACCGGGTAGAGAATCTCCATAGCATTGCGCATACGAGCATAAACTCCCCGGATAGGATTCGTGAAGCGTTCTGCGATGTTGACGGCGTGGATACCGTTGTACTTATCCATCATCTCAGCAAAGCGTTCTACCGAGCTTACAAGCATACTGCTCATCAGTTCAGACATCAGGAGCATTGTGTACATTTTATGCTCTTTGACGTGATGCTTGAGGAACTGGTTATCGATGGCATAGAAGCATTTCTGTACGTCCAGCTTCAAGTCATCCTCGATGTTATCAGTCATATCCATCCAGAGTTGGGACATACCGCATTCCTTCATATAGTGCATGAAGGCATCGATGAGTTCGTCAGAGCACTCCTTTGCTTCCGTAATTCTCTTCTTAGCCTCGAAGCGGAAGATTTTCTTGTTCTCCTTGATGAGGTTGTATGTGTCTGTAATCTGGGTCTGAACGATTGAGGCAAAACCACCGACCATAGAATAGAAGAGCATATAGAAGCGATTCACCTGCTCTTCGGTAGGTACTTTGACCGGAATTCTAGCTAACACCGGTCTAGAGAAAATCGGGTTCCATCCTGTCTGCATACTACACCTCCCTCTCTACTGCCAATGCACAACTGATACAGAAGACCATCAGGAGCGAAAGGAAAACGTGTTCAACCATAAAACAGATGAATCCGTAACCTGCGATGAAAGCTGCAATAACGAGCAGAATCATAACTATTGTATGTTTATGCTTTTTCATTGTATATTACTTTAAGTTTCCGTATGCAGCATAGAAGCTATCGAGCTGCTGTGTTGCGTGAACTAATTTCTGATTATAGTTATCTCGTTCTGCTCTAGCCTTCGAGATGAAGACGAAGCTAACGATGAATGATATTACTATTGTTACAACTATGAACAACCAAGGCAGTTTGTGTACCGCCTTGTTGATTGCTCTTCCTAGGTTTCTTACAATAACCCAGGAGTAGATCCAGATGAACACTACCGCTTGCTTTGTGGTAGCGTTCTCGATACGTTCTTTCTGTGTCATAATTCTAAAATTCATTTGGTTCGGTTGCACCAGTTATCGGTAGATTTCCAATAACCAGCCATCCATATTTCTTTCTTTGTTGCATCAGGATGCTCGTTAAGCCAATCCTCTGCCATTTTACTTACGTCCGCCATCTTTGTCACGTTTTGATTCTCTTTCAAGCTTTCTGTTTAAAACCTCAAGAGGCGATTTCTTAATATCAATACCTTTCAGCCGGCAGTACTCTTCATAAGATACGGCGTTTCTCCTAGCTTCTTCGTCCGCTTTCTTCTGACGTAATACATTCTTTTGACTCTCAATCTCGACTCTCTTCTCGTACACCTTACACATGTACTTGTCGAGAGCGATGAATAACTTCTGTGGATTTAAAGTCCTGCCGACATAAATCTCACCGTACTCACCAATGGAGAATTCATAGAAGAATCGTGTAAGCTCTCCTGGAGATACATGGTAATATTCCTGCCTGATACGCTGTGCAATCGCCTTGAACTGATAAGGAGTAGTAGCATCGAATGCACCTATAACCATAAACAGGTCAATAACCATTGTTTTGATCCACCATTCGCTTGCTCCTTCCTTGAAATACTTGTCGATTTCCACGAACGAAAGTCCGCCGTTCTTTACAGAGTCATACACCGTAGGAACGCTGCTGATTCTCTTTTGAAGAGTCGGGTATTTATTCAAGAACAAAGCGTATTGCGCGCCAAATTCCTCGATTGCCTTTTTGTACTCATCCGGCAAGGATTGAGTTGATCTTATTGAAAGTTCGTTGCTGCTGTTCATAACTATTTATGCTATTATTTTTCGGAGCGTACAACCCGGAATAGTTGTTTCCCATAGAATGCTCAACGATAACCTTTGCGTATTCTGGATTTCCATTTGACAACTGTAGAAGTTTCTTTTTAAGAGCTTCTAACCCACGAGGCTTGTAAGTCTGATGCTTTTCTTTCTTGTATGCAAGCCACATTTCAAGAGCTTCCTGGCAAGGATAAAACTCCTCTTGCTGCCCTTCTTCCTCAAAGTCAGATAAATCTTTTCCTAACGAGAATGCAGCACCCAGACAAAAGATTTTCTGCTTTTCCAAGTCATTCGGGAATAACTCGCCTGACTTCTGTCTAATTTCTTTAGGTAACATCATTATTTATAAATATAGTTTGGAATTCTGAATATCATGTTCGATGTGCAGAAGCGCTATATACTCTTCAGAAGAGGGAATATAAATGCCGGCTACGTTACTAGCCCAGTTTCTGAAACGTTCGATAGCCACAGACAGCTCTTCTTTCGTAAGCTTTGCGGTTGATATTACGTATTCCCTATCTGTTCCGAGCAGATCATCGCGCTTCTGCCGCACGAACAAGTCTCTATTGACGATCCTCTTGAAGTAACAGGTCTTGACTTCATCTAGAGTGTTGCCGGTCTGCAAGCCGAAGTAAGCGAGGATTGTATGAAGGTACTTCAACTGCTGAAGTGTCTTTGCCTTCTTTTCCACGACCTCTACCATACTCTGCTTTTCAATCAGCTTCTCTATCCTCAGTCTGAGATTCTGCACTTCAAGAGGATTCTTGGTGTTATACATCATACACTATTTCTGCGTTGAATGTATCTTTAATCAGTTTCAGCTTGACCGCCAGATCAGAAGGGTAAATTATCAGCTTGCCCTGCCGGTGCTCCTGGCTGCTGTGCCGGTGGAAACGGATTGTTTGGATTCATCGGGTTTGGTGCTCCGGCCATAGCTGCCTGTTGCGCTGCTTGTGCCGCCTGTGCGCCTACCTGAGGATTCATATTGTAGCCACCCTGCATAGGAGCCTGCTGACCGCCCTGGCGAATAACCTGCCAAGCGTTTACAGAGTTGAACCATTTTCCGTTGAACTCACGGGCATTTATGTCAAAAGATACTGTGACTTCTTCGCCAACCTGCAAATTAAACTCTGTAATTTTGTCACCAAGCACGTCAAAAGCGACCCTCTTAGGATACTGCTCGTGAGTTTCGATGACAGCTGTCTGCGAACTCCATTGTGTTCCCCTAGCAGATGTTCCGCTTCTTGTCGGCAACACTGCGATGATTTTTCCTGTTATGTCTGCCATAATTAAAGTTTATTTTTACTAAAAATATACCCATTTACATGGTTTTGTTCTTTATTTATATTATGCAACACTCTGCTGTATTTTACATTAAAATAAGTCGCAGCCTCGATAGCTGAAGAAAAAGTCGATAGAAGTTTCTTGTTTAAATCATATACATAAACAGCTACCGCATTACCATTTGCTCCGCCCCTTTTAGCTTTCTTAATAGATGCTATAGAATACTTCTTTAAAGTTAAAGGGTTGTTACTATTCTCTTTTGCTGTAACCCATCTTAAATTTGTAACAGCATTATTCGTTTTATTGGTATCAATATGGTCTATATATTCCTTTCCGTTTTCTTTATGAAGAAAAGATTCAGCCACAAGTCTATGCACCGTTTCTTGCCTTTTATCCCCATTTAAATTTCTTAAGAATACGGTTATATATCCTGTGGTGTTACTATAGCACCCCTTTATTATTCTATAACTATAAGACTCACTATAATGACGATTTCTCCATTTTGAACGTATTTTCCCAAAGTTGCTAACTTGGTAAAAACCTTCAAATCCTGGAATATCCTTCCAAATCTCTACCATAACTAAACGTTTGTGTTATATAAATACTGAGTTAAACCTCTGAGTTCACACCAATCCAAGAATCGGTCTAGGAGGTTATGAATGTCCTGCTCCATCCCGTCATATCGGTAAACACGGATAGCTGGAGTGTAAGGTATGAGCGGAAGACCACGAACATCATACCCGTGCTTTTCGAGCTTATAACCATCAAAGCAGAAGAGGTCAAAATCGAAGATATCTGCTCCGAACATATCAAGATAGAATCTCCATTGACAGGAATCGTAGTACTGACTATCAGAAGGAGTACTATACTTTGTCTTAATGTCACGGAGCTGCAATCCGTTTACCATATCGGCACATCCGGTTACTACGGCTCTGCCATAGTCTTTATACTTGCGTATCTCGTGGAAAGCCTCAATGTTTTGGTAGCGGTAGTCCAGGGCAACCTTAATCTGTGAAAGGTCAAGCGTCACAGGGTATCCTTCTATATCAAAGGTTCTGCCCTCCGGCACGGGTTCCTGCTTTTCCTTACCATAGTAAGTAAACGTTCGGTAACCAGCAGGGGCTACGACGCAGGGTTGGCAACCGGTCTCGACGATGGCGTGAAACGCAGTTCCAACCCTAGTATACTCATTACCCTGGAACTCACCAACAATATTATCAATAACACTCTGCTCCGTTACCTCAAAGTTGTCACGTTCACTCTGTTCGATGTATCTTCTAAAAGACTCTATAGTTGTCACTCTGACGAGTGGCTTGCTACTTTTTTCCATCATCAGCATGTTTAGCCTCTTCCTTCTTCTCTGTCTTCTTGGTGGCAGATTTCTTGTCCTCGGCAGGCTTAGTGAACTTGTTATCGGCAAAGACGAATCCCTTTGCAGTGAGAGCGGTATTGATCTCGTTAAAGAACGGCGGCTTCATAATCTGTGGAAGTTCCTTGCAATCAGCCAGGAGTTTGGCAGCAGACTCATCATCCTCGACCTTCGCAAGCTCTCCACGCAGCTTAGTAATAAGTTCGTTTGCCTTGCGCTGTGCCTCAGACTTAGACTGAATAGACTGCTTTACCTTCTTGATGATATCAGCCATAAACGTAGCGAACTCTGGTGTTGTAGCATCAGGAATCTCTGTCATAGGAATCTGAGCAACATTCTTACCAACGTAGTTATCGTTAGGCTCGAAATAAACTGTACGTTTCGCATTGATGAGAGAAATGAAGCCTACCTGATCCGCAATACGGAGAAGCAAATCCTTGGACTGGCCAGTACAATCTGGAGAATGCTTGATAATATCACCCTCAGACTGCTCTTTGTCGTGGCAGATAAAGATGATATCCGAACCATTCTGACGGAGCACATTGACGAATGCCTTGAAATCATCAGCCATACGGCCAAACTTCTTCAATGTGTTCTTCGCCAGCTTATAGTCTGTCTGAACTGCATAAGTCGAGAGATAATCATCAAGCGTTGCTTTTGCGGTATCAACGATGATTGTCTTGTAGGAGCTCATATCATTCTGAGCGCACAAGATATCTTCCCATCGGTTGGCTACGAGGGTATCTACTCGCTGAACACTGCGGTCATAACCTCTGTCTGTATCTACGAGCAAAGGAACCTCTGCTGTAGTTGCAACTGATGTTTTGCCTGAACCAGGCTGACCATAAAGAACAATAATAACCGGACGTTCTGGAGTAACGTCATCCTTTTTAATAATTGGCATTTTATTTTTTTGTTTTAAAATTAATCACTCGTACCTCCAATCCCAATGCCTGCAAACGTAGTCTCCAGAGTTACTTGCCTTTGGGTCGTCGCACAAACCTAGTAGGATGCAATCGTGGCAGCTTCTCTTATAGAATGGAGCGATTTTACTGTTTGCCATAGTTTTGAGATTTAATGTACTCTATTAATGTAACAGAAGTAAGTTTCCACGTTAACCTTTTCTCCCTTAGGAGTAACCCTTTCGTAGTATCGTGGAATCTTACCGAGCTTTCTTCCCGTACCCTCTATATAGTCTAGGAAGATAGCTCTAGCCGCCAGAGCTCTAGCGTGATTTGTGTCGAGATCCATCAGACAGGAATGAACCTCTCTAAGGTGGACCACGGCAGCTGCTACTCCCGGCGGCATAGATGCGATGATTTCGTTAATTCTACTCATTCTGATTCTCTTTGTTTTCCGGAGAGGAAGCTGACTTATATTCGAAGACATCCATCAGCTTTGTCTCGTTAAGTCCTACGGCATCGTAATCAATCATGGTCTTCCCCATCACCTCATCAACATAACGAAGAGCACGGGCAAGCGACTTGGCCTGGACGAGGTAATTGACATTACTACGCTTCTCCTTATCACTCTTCTCATCGATGGTGATAAACTGGAGCTTTGCCGAGAACCACTTGTCATCATCGTCCTTGTCTGAGAAGAAAATCTCATTAAAGTTAGCTTTCTTTGTACTAGGAACCTTGGTCTCTCCGTGACTATAAAGAGCCATCTCCTTGATGATAGATGCTTCTGCCTCTGTGCAAGACAGAGCCTCCACGATGTACGACTCGGTAACGACCTTCTCAGAGCCGTCTTCCATACATTTCTGATACTTAATCTTGGTTTCGAACCAAGATGCTGAACGACTTCTCATTACTCGCCCTCCTCAATTAATTTCAACAACATACGGAGACCTTCAACACCTGGCATCTCTCCGCTTTTTACTTTCTCCTTGAGCTCATCAAGCTTCTTGATCTTGTCGAGATAAGCGTTCTTCTGCGCTTTGAGTCGCTTTGTGATACCCAGCTCCGGGTTGTCACTGAGGATGATATCCAATGCGACGTTGGCGAAGAGTTCAGTATTCTTCTCCTTCTTGCGTTCATCATCAAACTCGTCTATATCACGAGTAAACTGGTTCTTGCCGTCGATAACCTTCTTGATTTCGTCAAACTCAGAAGGAGTCTTCGAGATGTCGAATGCTCTGTCAATAAGAGCCTGCTTGTCAATTACTACACTGACGATAATCTTGTCTTTGTCCATAATTTAAAATATTTATAATTAAACTACTAGTCTTCCTTATCCCAACCAAGGGATTTTGTGATAAACGCACCTGCTGCGAACATAAGTACAGTCAGCAGAAAACTATTGATAATGATACTCATAGCTGAAACTTTTTGATTGGTTTTTTGCCGAACAGCAAGTGACAGCAGAGATTGATAATCTCCGCCACCACGACAATGATCAGCATAAAGAATAGATATACAACAACAGAATATTTTCTCATTTTTACACCTTATTATATAATAGTACAGTCAGAAGGAGGGTAATCAACGATTTCCCACTCGTTCTTCTTTATCTTGATAGCCTTGCGGAATATCACAACAGACTCGCCGTTGTGACGCTTTCTGTTGTGGGCGATAAGTCTTGCCACGACAGCCTTAGTCGTTATCGAGAACTCTCTTAGCTTAGAGGTATAGAGGCTCTTGACATCGCATATCACAACCTTGTCTCCTTCCCGGTAAACGAAGTCAGCAGTATAGTTATGCCCGTAAAGCAGTGACCTTCTCTCGTACTTGACCTTAGTCTTAAGCTGCTTTGGTTTCATCATCCATACCGGATTGATTGCCGTGATGGTTACCTGCCTGTGGATGCAGCTTATGCCAGGATCATCGAGGATGGTCTGCATGTACAAGTACTCTTCCCTGGAATCGTATTCGTTCCCATCGGGAGCGTAATACTTCTTCGACCCTACTCGTCCCATGCCGCACCCGCCTCCTTTGCAGGATTCTTGTAGAGATGATTGAACGCTGCCTCGCCGAAGCGCTGCCACTTACCGCTATTCCACTGCACGAGATACTCGTCCTTGAAGGCCTCCTGCTTTCCTTCTGTGTGCTCGGGCTTCAAACGGACGAGAATGTCCATTCCATTCTGTTCAATACTCTCGACGCATTCTAGCTTCTTGAGCTCCCTGATATTCTCCTTGCGGATTCTTATTGTCTTTTTTACCTTCATATTGTTTCCAACTCAAAACAATCGGGAGGAGGCCGAATTGACGACCTCACTCCCTTCTTGTACAATTAAAAACTTAAAAACTAAAAAACTTATGACATATACATTGCCGTGCCTCGTGCAGGACTCGAACCTGCGACTTACGCAGTCCAATATGGTGAATACAGCTCTAACCAGCTGAGCTAACGAAGCAATCCTCCTACTTTCACAAGCGGGAGGAGTATTTATGGAATAATTGAATCATTTATTGCTGAACGCCTTCAGACCCTAAGATAATATAAAACAAATAAACCTTCCATGAACAAACTTATAGTAAACCCAGGGGAGACTCGAACTCCCAACCTCGCGGCTGATTCCACGGCTCTATCCAGTTGAGCTACTGGGCTAGTTTCAACGTTTTAATTAAAATTTAGGAAAAATGAAAAGTATCTTTTGGAGTGGCGGATGGACTCGCACCATCGACCTCCAAGGGCCTTCCCCTGGTGCTCTGCTACTGAGCTACGCCACCTGAATATATATCAACTACGCACAATGGGCTATTTTAAGGCGCCCGATACTCACGTACAGAGCGCACGAAACTAAAAATAAATCTAAATATAATAAAAATACGATCACCTCCTCGCCAGGAGAGTTAACCAGAATGTATTTAAAACTAAAATTATACTCACAATTTTCATTCTTCGTGAATCTGGGACGAGTCGGACGTTCATGTCTCCGGATGATGTCCCCGGCGCTCTACCGTTGAGCTACAGATCCGTATTGTGCAGCCTATCTTCACAGACGAGCTGCAACAGTTATGCAAAAACATTAACAAAATATCTATAGAAACAAGATATGAGCCTGTCTTCACAGACAGATGTCACACCGAATTAAAAAACAGCGTAGAGGCATTGTTGTGCCTCTAACCAAATCCAAAAGTAATCTATGGGAGACGACGAGGGACTCGAACCCCCATCTCACGACGATAAGAACGGTATCATCTAGTTGTCGCTGTGCTTCCAATTACACCAGTCGCCTCTTTTATCTGAATTAGCAAGAACCTCAAGTCTATGTATTCTACACCTTTTATATATAATATAAGAGGCTTGCCAACGCCAACCATTCTCGATGGTGGACTTGCATGGCCATAGGGTTCTTTGACTCTCCGGTGCCGGGGTGATAGGTCCAGGCACCTTCGGCCAGAGATTTACATCTTCTTCTCATTGATCCGCCGCTTACCACGACAATTCTTCGTTCCGTGGCAGTTCGGCGGATGGGAAATTTATGAAAGAGTAAATCCTGTCTAACTGGTCTTCCGTGCTACGTGCGTTCCTTCTGGGCATCTTCGCTATAGGTTCCCGACCTGAGATAATTAAATCCGCTCTACCCGTACTATCTTACACGTACACTAACGCTATAATGCGCTATATGTCCAATATGTCAAAGAACTACTTCTCCTATCCTTTTAGAATCTCTACTGATGCAAGATTGTAGCTGCACGGACTACCTACTTTATAAGGTCGTGGACTTACATTTGCACCGTTCGAGATACACACGAAACGGAATTAGTAAGAGAGTGTGAACCAGACGAGATTCGGACTCGTGGCCTATCCCTTAGGAGGGGATTGCTCTTCCGCTGAGCTACTGGTCCATTTTGGAGCGGACTAACCAATTAAAAATCCGCTCCGCTATTCACCGCTGTGAACTAAGCTAACAATACCCAACTAACAATGAGTTTTTTTCAGAAACCCTCACGGGCAAATTCAATTATATATAAAATATGTTAAAGTATTCTATTCTTGGACATCAACATACCTTGTGTCCTTCAATCAACTCATCAACATCAGACTTTTTGAAGAATGCGGTGTTGCCTAGCATGTAGTGATGAATCTGGCCGCTCTTTCTCAAGTCGTGTATGTATCCTGTGCTCATACCAATATACTTGGCGAACTCTTTTGTGGAGAGCCATATCTTTTCAACAGGCTCAACTGATACTTTCTTGCGAGGCATAGGCTAATTTCTTAGTAAACTGACAGCTGTAGCTAAGTAACGAATGAGGTCTATAGCGTCATCCTTGCTTAGGTGTGCCTCTTTCTCTTCGTCATCTGGCCCATATATCTTAATGGTAATGACATCTGTCTGGCATTCCTCGTCATATATTATAGTACCGGTACTGACGCTCACTGCGTTGTCAATGACTCCTCCGCCTGCCTCTGGAGAATCATACATGTCATTGACACCTTTCTCGAAATCCGTATTAGCACCTCTTGATATTCTAACAACAGCCTCAAACTTATTCAACTCCTTGTGGGCTGAGTTTATCTTTTTAAAAATTTCTTTTCTATACTCATCCATAACTCAACTATTTAAAAATTTACTAACTGCAACAGAAATTACCTCAGCCGCTCCTTTGCAAGCAGCTTCGCAAGGATCGACGCCATATAGGTTTCTCTTCTCGATGCGTTGCTTGGCCAAATCCTCGGACAATTCGAGAGCAGTAAGCTGAGTCTTACTCATGTTGTCTCTTATACTGTCTTTCTTCTCAATTCCGAGATGCTTGCGAAGAGCAGGAGCCTTACAGCCAAGAAGACCTTCGTAAGAAGCATTCGTGCATCTTCTAAATCCGTCACCATGAACTCCGTGATGGCTCAACGTACTTGTCAGCTCATTTCGAGTATTAATACTCTTCATTCTCTTATCAATCCAGTCATCGCTTTTACCTTTCTTTTTGTATGACGAACGATAACGTTCAAGATATAAGTCCGGATTTCCCTGGGCTTTCAACTCTTGTAGAAAGAGGTCGTTTATCTGAACTGCAAGACCTTTATCAAGATACCTCGCATATTCGACAAAAACTCGCTTGCTTCCATAGGAACCTCCGTTTCTGCCCTTCTTAGATAAAAGGACAGATTTTTCGTCCTTTTCTATTTCTATCTCTTTTTCAATGTATCTGACAGAATCTGGCAGAAGGACCCAGCGTTTAGGCTCTTTGTATTTTGGAGAGCCAAGAAGCTTCCACAAATCGTTGAGCGAATAAAGCTCACCTTCTTTGCTTATAGCTTTCATCGTTGTTACGTTAAACCTAATAATCTCTTCCATACTTAAATCTTTTATAAGTTTACTGCTCAATGACCCTCTTCCTTCGATTGACCTTTTCCGCTTCCACCACTCCGATTGTAATCGTGCTACCATTGATTCTGCAATAGTAAGTGCAGCCATCAGTTCTAGGGTAAGCCTTCTTGACGTAGCCGACCGTATTTTTGGCAGAGACGCAAGCAAGGTAACTAGGAAGCTCGACGGTAATAGAACCGCCTACTCCGATACTTCGGATATCACTAACTTGTATTTTACTTGCTTTCATCGCTTAAACTTTATTGTTTTTACTCATATTAACTAAAAATATTTGGAGAAACCAAGAAAAACCCGTATCTTTGCAGTGTAGAGTTGCTTGGAATGGGATAAAACTCAGTCCCTCCGCATTTCGTCTTTCTGTTTTTACCAGTTTGACGATTGCAAAGGTATGGAAAAATCCCGAAACTTCCAAAGAAATCCCGATATTTTTCGGGATAATAAATATTTATTAACATTTTGCGGCTTTTTAGTTGCATATACAAAACTTAATTATGGAAAAAGAAGGAATTATCGGGAGAATTAAGGTTCTCATGTCGGAAGGAGCTGATAACGCCAATTCTTTCTCTAAGAAGGTGGGGATTGATCCGTCAGGGTTCCGCAAGAAGATGAAAGGAGAATCTCCAGTTATGCCTAGAGATGTCAAATTAATCTGTGATGCCCTAGGTGTGAACAGGGAATGGCTCGAAACCGGAGAAGGCGAGAAACGAACCTATTCGTTAGGATTCGATAAAGATTCGCTTAACCGGTCAATCGACAAGGCGTTCACTCAATGCGCGTACGGAGAAGACGCAAAGCCTTTCTATGACGTAGACTTTGCGTTGGGCTTTAGCGAGATGTACAATGACTCTCCTAACGTGCCTATGAAGCATATTTCAGTACCAGGCTACGAGAAGACGGATTTCTGGTGCCGAACATCAGGTGACAGCATGAAGCCCCTTATAAGCAACGGAGACATCATAGCTCTGAAGCAGATTCTTGATTGGAATGAGTTCTTGCCTATGAACGAAGTGTACGCCATTATGACGACTAACGACCTCAGAACAGTGAAGATCATCCGCAAGGGTTCGGACGAAGAGCATTTCACTCTTCACTCATACAACGAGGAGTTCGAGGATCAGGAGATACCAAAGGAGGCTATAACGAAAGTGTTCAAGGTTCTTGGGTCATTAAAGGCAATATAATTAATTATAAATGTTGATATTATGAAGAGAATATTAATCATATTAACAGCAGCATTATTCTCCAGTGCTTCTTATTCGCAAGTAGTAATGGGAAGAGACATATATACAACCAGCAAGAAATACGCAGCTTTCCTTGCGACAAGGGGATACAAACCTTACGAAACGGTTTCTGGAGTAAAAAAGTTCAAGGTAAAATTTGCGGGTTTTACTAACGTAAGAGAAGAAGTGCATTACGACACTAGCAACGATTCTATCACGCAAGTAAAGTTCATTTTCGAAAATAGGACTCAAAGCGAACTGGAGGACGCATACTTCACACTTCTCAAGCAATACAAACAGAAGTACCCTAAAGGGGAAAACGGGGACATGAAATGGGAAGGAGTTGATATGTATATGTGGCACTACAACCCATCCAAAGGCTCGAAGAGGTCTATATATCTAAGCATAGACAACATCAAGCATGAGATGCAGGTGCAATACTTCTCAAACTACGAAGAAAAAGAAAACAAGAAAATTGAAATAAGTAGTGATATATGAAAACAGCTAAAGAAATCCTTGACGGGAAAATCTACAATAGATTTGATCTAGCAAGAGCTTGCGAAGATGTAGTGCGCTTTTTCGAAGAATCGGAAGCGAGTTCCAAGTTAATAATCAGCGGGAAACAATTTGATGACATAAGACCAGACGCAGACTTCTACGGATACTTTATGTACCAAGGTGACGAGGCCGTAAACAAACTTGTAAACTCTAGAATAGCAACAGAAAAGATGGGGTATATCGGCTTAGACTTTGCCTTAATAGAAACAGAAAGCTCTTGCGTCAGAAAACTTGTTGATGAGCTTAGAAAGAATAAATTCTACGCAGAAAGAGTTTGCGCAGGGATTTATGTTGTGACAATAATATAA